AAAATGAAAGATCCAGATTATGCGGCAGCTTATAACAGAATACAAAAAAGAAAAAAGGACAGAGACTATTATGAAGCTACGGGAGATGGTGGGAATGCGTATACACCAGTAGGATTATATGCTACAGGTGATAATTATGGTGAAGAATATGTAGACGGTGCTGGCGTATATCAATGGAATCTAAATGAACACGCATGCGAGTGGGACGGCCACTATAAAACAAGCCCTAGTATGGTAAAAGCAATGCGTTCGCCGTCACGAAGAAATTTTCGTAGAAATATAGTTCATGATTCGGAAAAATACACTGGACAGCCAGGAAAGTTAGGATATCCAGGTTTATATGATAGTTTTAAGGGAATACCAGAAGATGATATACCTTTGCCTAACCTTAGAATCTATCCGGAAACAAGAAAGGGTTCGTTACTAGATACAGGTTATATTAATAAGAAAAAACCAAATTTGGAGAGAATAGGAAATAAGGGTGTATCTCGGGCATATCCAAATGAAAAGTTAGGAGGAAGAAAAACGAGAAGAAGGAGAGGAAAGGGAAGAAAGAAGAAGACGAGAAGAATAGTATGTAGAAAAAGAAAATTGACACGAAAAAAAAGAAGAAGAAGAAGGTAAAATGGAAAAAGGAAAGAATTGGGTAAATAGATTTTCAAGACTACAGAATACTGAAAGAATAAAATTCAATATACCGGATACACATCCATTATCAAGATTTTATTATACAAATTATAGAATGGGATTATCAGATCAAATTGATTTAGATAATCCATATGATGAGATGATTAATGGTAAAAGACCAGAGCCAGAGAAAGTGGAGAGTTTTCCGGGCGAGTTTGAATTAAATATGAAAATAGCAAAAAGAAAAAATAAAAAGTAATAATATATGGAAGGGAAAAATGTATGTATAGTAACAGTTGCGGTTTTAGTAATAGGAACATCATTGTTATTTAAGGAATTATCAACCAGTGATAGAATAGTGAGTAGTTTATATAGCGACGATAGTAAGATAAAGGGAGCAGGTCGTGGGATATTTACTTCAAAACCAATAAGAAAAGGGGCTTATTTATTTACAACAATAATAGATAAGAGGGTGACACCACAGGGTGCTATGATAAATCACTGTAATAAACCAAATACAGAGCAATATAAGAAAGGTGATAAGTGGTTATTATACGCAGATAAGGAAATACCAGCAGGAGATGAATTATTATTAAATTACAATAACGGACCGAGTTTTATAAAAGAACCAGATCCAAAATGGACATGTTAGAGAGACAGATTTGTATTAATCCAATTTTTAATTTCATTATTAACAGGTAGAAGAAAATAATAGAGAGATGATATGTAGTGTTGTTTGTTAGATTCTATTTTTTCATCTTCTAATTTTTTAAGGATATTATACATTACTTTAAGGGATTTATCATCATATATGGAGATTATAGATTTGAAGACTTGATCAATAGTTGTAGTAGCATCATTATCAGATTTAAATAGTTCTTCTTTATCCATATCAAGAACATTTTTATATAAGGATAGTGTGTGAGTGATTGTGTGTTGGTCGGAATTTCTATAAGTTTCAATAAGATTATCAATACCCTTAATTGAATGAGACAAAATATAATTAAATATTTTATGATTTTGAGATTTATACCATGAGTAATATCTACGAATAGCATTAAATAGATAATATAGATCATCTTTTTTGTCTTCACGCCAATATCGTATAACACCCTGAACATATGATGGTTGTTGAATATGAAGTAAATTTTCACTAACACTGACTTTAGTGCCAATAGGACAATGCGACAGTATAGATAATTGTATCATAACTTGAAGAGGTTCAAGAATCATATCCATTCTTTCTTTGGTATGTGTTTTTAGTAAGTCCATTAATATATACTCGTATTATTTATTTAATATTTATTAATTAATAATACATAATATGATATTAGCTTCAGAGAAGGTAATGAATAATGATGATTTAAGGAGACAGATATGGAACTATTTTAAAAAGGATAGTAGAGTAAGGTGTATTACTTGCAGAAATTTATATAAAGAAGATAAAATGTTGAGATATCCTTATAAAGATGCTACAGTTTGGATAGACCAATGCAAAACGTGTGCCTGGACGGCAAATACCAGAGATATATTAGGAAAATAATATAAGTATTAAACAAAGTTAATAAATAATGAATGATGAGGAACAAGAAGAATTGATTGAAGTATATTTAAAAAATAATGAGACAACCACTAGATTTATGACATATACAGATTCAGATAAATTAAAGATAATAGAATTAGGATTAAAAACAATGAGAGTGTGTGATGAGAGTAAAAGAAGTTGGAATAATATGGATTACGAAAAAAAGATAAAAGAATTAAAAAAAGAATTAGATAAGAAAAAGAATGAATTAAAAGAAGCAAAGAAATTGCGTGAAGAAATGTTAGAAAAAAATAGAGAGGAATTGGATTTATCAGAAAAGCAAATAAATCAGAAATTAGAAACATTGTATAAGGGACAAATTACACAATTAAATGTGCGAATAGAAAATTTGAAAAAAGAAGGTCAAGAGGTAAATAATAATTTTGTAACAAGAGTTGCTGACGCAGAGAGTAGAGTAAGAAATTTTTGGTCAGTTAGATATGATAAAATGAAATCAGAATACGATGAACGAATAAATAAAATACGGTCAGAGAAAGATGAATACATGATTATAAATAGCCATTCACAAAAAAAAGGAGTTGAAGGTGAAGAATTTGGAATACACGTATGCAATCAATTATTCCCCACTTGTGAAATAGAAGATACTCATAGCGTATCTGGTAGAGGAGATATAGTAATTCATGATAAAGAGACTAGCTTGAATTATTTATTAGATATAAAAAATTATGCGAGTAATGTGCCAAAAAAAGAAATTGAAAAATTTTATAGAGATATTGAACATAATGAGGACGTACACGGAGGATTGTTAATTAGTTTAAATACAGGAATAATAGGAAGAGATGATTTTAGTATGGAATTTAGAAATAACAAACCAATTATGTTTTTACATAATTTGAAGAGAGACCCGACATATATAAAATTAGCAATAACATCACTAAGTGTAATCTTAAAAAATGATAAATGTGATTTTGGGGATGTAGAAATATACAATAAATTAAAAAATTTTGGACCTAGTATAAAAAGATTATTTAATAGGATGAAGAGTGGATTAAAAAAACATGAGGAAACAATGATGAAATTATTAGTAGAACAAGAGGGAATTCAAAAACAAATATTTTCTATATTGAATGTAAAGTATTGATGATGTATTTTTGTAAATATAAGAATATATTTGGTAAACCGAATGAAGGAATTCATAGGTATAGAATATTAGACCTAGCAATAGCAGATATAATATTTACAATAATATTAGCAAAGGCAATTCAATTTTATTTAATACCAGAAGTAAATATCTATTTGATATTATTTTGGTGCTTTTTTTTAGGTATTTTATTACACAGGGTATTTTGTGTTAGAACTACCATAGATAAATTGCTATTTTAATTTATATAATTTTATTTTAATGAATATAATTCAAATTTTTGATAGAAAAGAAACAGTTCCAAAATGTGTAAAAGAAAATATTTTAAAATTAAATCCAGGATGTAATTACAAATTATATGATTTTAAAGATGGAGAAGAATTTATAAGAAATAATTATATAAAAAAATTAGCAGATAGAATTGTAAATAAAATGCATAGTTTGAAAAGAATAGCTCATAAATCTGATTTATTGAGATATTGTTTATTATATAAGTTGGGAGGCGTGTATTTGGATATTGATTTGGAACAAATAGTAAGTCTAAAAGATATAGTAAAAGATTATGATTTTTGTTCTATGACTGGTCAGTGCAGAGAAAAAACAACATATAAAAAAAATACATATGATCATGACCCGATAATAGCGAATGGTTTTTTATATACAAAAAAAATGAACCCTTTTCTTAGAAAAGAAATAGAATTTATATTAAATATTCCTGACCAACAAAGACACGGTGTAATATGTTATCACTTTTATTCTAGTTTAAAAAATCTTAAATTTTTTAATTCATTTAAATTCTCTCCTTTTAAGGAATTTGAATTAAATAACTTTAAATGTTATTTTTATAGAGAAACATTTAATAAAGGAAAAAGACATTATACTGTAAATGATTTTGACGATAATATATTAATGAATAGTAATTTAAATAATTATCCTCCAGGATTTTCAAAAAAGAAGAAAAAGTATTAAATTCTTATTTAAAACATTATAATAATATGTAAATGGATATATGCGTAATTGAACCATGTGGTGGCCATAAACATATGGAATGTATAGGTTTTTTGTTAGATATATTTAAAGGATTAAATATCAGAATATATTATAGTAAAGATAAACACGAATGGTTAAAATATTTTAAACAATTATATAGTTTTAATACTAAAAATATATCTCATATTATGGAGGATATCAATGAAATAAATAACTGTAAAAAGGTTATAAATTTAACAGCAGATAAATTTTTTCCTTTATTTACCAAAATAAAAAATGTTAATAAATATGAAATACATCATTTAAAAAAGAGTAGAAATAGTATTGATAATGTTATTAGATTAGTAAAAAATAAAGAAACATATAATAGTAAAAAATATAAACAAAAGTATCATTGCTATTCAATATTTGAAGGAAATTCAAAACAGTATGAAAACGAAGAGAAAAATATAGTTATGTGGGTTGGTTGGTGTCAGAATTTATTTAAAGGGGAAAATATATATGAAAACAATTTTAAAGATTGGAATGATAAAATGAAATATAAATTACAATTTTTTTGGACTGGCAGTGGAAGAGCATATGAAAAAAGAAGATTATTTGAATTAGTAGGTAAAGATAATGTTCATAGAGGTATTAAAAGTCAATATTTGCCACATTTTTTTAAAAATGTAAAATTTATAATGATAAGACCAATGTGCGGTCAGTGTTATGGCGAACAATTGTGGAGTGGCACTATTACATTAGCATTATCTCATAATATACCAATAATAATAAAGAAAAGTTATAGAGATATAGTTGATGTT